AGAAAGGGACTATTGGTCACGCCGAATTCGGAATGCCGCCAACCCCATCAAGCCAGATGTCATTGATATAAATGGTCCCTTTGTGGGGACTAGATAGATTGTCTCAATATCAGTTTCAGCAGCTTTTCAGCTACCACACCGCTACAGGCCACGGAATACAACGACCGACCGGGGGTTTAAATCCCCCGGATGGAAAAAGAACACACATAATCGAGATCAATCGAATGAAAACCATCCTAGCAAGCGCAGGAAAGTATCTAGCTTTGGCGATTTGTATAACGATCGTTTCGCCGATTTTTGTTGGGGTTTATATAACTCTTTTCCCAAAAATAGGCGCAGCGGTTTGTGCCGGCGTGTTGTCGAGTACTGAGCCGTCCAAGTGAGCCAGATTACTGACTCAAATCTCACGTAAAATCAGGAGACAACGAATGAGCATTTTACTGGATGCAACCGGCAAGACTATTTTGCATGCCCGCTTCCAATATCCGATCCGCGAATTGATTTACCCGCGTGGCTTCATCCTGAAGCTCGAAACCCCTTCCTCGGATATTCTGGAGCTAGTTCCTGACCAGGATAAGCTGGCTGAGCTACAAGCCACCATCGCCCAGCTCCAGGCTGAAATCGAGCAGTTGAAGGGTGGTCAGGGGGATCTGGCAACCAAGCTGTATTGCAATGTCAGCAACGTGAAAATTACCGCAAATGAGGATGGCAGCCACACAATAGATCCGGCATCACAGCCCGCGCCGGTATCGGCAGATGCTCCTTGGAGCGGTGAAGGCCTTCCGCCTGTTGGGTCTGTTTGCGAATACCTTTTTCAGCCTGGTCACAGGCTCGGCGAAGAGGTGGGCGAGTACATTATTCGAGATCGGGAGTGGGTGAAGGCTGAAGTGCTACTTCACCATGTCTTCGACGGAAAGCGGTTTGCAGTGATTCATGCGCCAGGCCATGGTTTTCGAGGATGCTCCGACACGACTGGCGAAATGTTCCGTCCGATCGCCCACCTATCGCAGTGATGAGGGCGATGGGTACAATCCAAAAATACCTGAAACCCTACGCAAGGAATGATTAAATGGAACGGAACTCTTGGGTCGATTATGCCAAGGCGATCGGCATAATCCTGGTGGTGTACGGGCATGTGGCGCGCGGGGTGTTCAAGGCCGGCATACCGATGGACGACGGCCTGTATCAACTGGTGGACAGCATCATCTACAGCTTCCACATGCCGCTGTTCTTTTTCCTGTCGGGACTGTTTTTCTATAACTCGTTTAAAAGCCGAGGGGCTACCGGTCTAATCGCCAATAAGGTCGACACGATAATTTACCCTTACATTCTATGGTCGCTGCTGCAGGGCTCCATTGAGAGCGTCCTGTCGAAGTACACCAACGGCAGCGTATCGTTTTCCGATGTACTGGCGTTTGCTTGGCAGCCCCGGGCGCAGTTCTGGTTCCTGTATGCGCTGTTCCTGGTGTTCGTGATAAGTTCGTTCTTGTTTACGATGTTCGACAAGTCGCGCAGCGCATTACTTCTGATTGCCTCTGGCGTCCTGTACATCATCATGAGCCAGCTGCCTCAGAACCTGATCAACACTTACATCCTGGGCAATGTCGTCTTTTTCATCCTCGGTGTTTGGTTCGACGATATCAAGGCGGTCTTCGAGAAGCACTGCGCCGGGCTTGCTGTCGCCCTTGGCTCGCTGTTCGTGATTGGTCAGTATGTTTTTCACGGCCCCATGGGCTTGCTGTATGAGGATCGCGGCGCGGCATCGCTGGCTCTGGCCACAATCTCCATCGGCTTCGTGATTGCGCTGTCGATGTGCCTGAGTCGATTGAACATCAAGAGCCTGATGTACATCGGCGCGTCCTCGATGACCATTTACCTGATGCACGTCATTGCTGGCAGCGGCGTGCGCGTGGCGCTGAGTAAGTTCCTGGGCATTCAGGCGACAGAAGCTCACTTGATCATCGGCACCCTGATTGGCATCGCCGCGCCGCTGGTGGCACAGGCCATAATTCAGCGCTACCGCCTAAATGGCCTGATGACCGCGCCAAAATCACTCTCGGTAGAATCCCTATTCCGGCGCTTCCGTCAAAATCAAACTGTCTGATAGGGTTGGGCGAGGGATAAGCCTTCGCCCACTCTCCATCAATCCCGTACGCTCTGGCCGACCGATTCCCTCCTTTATATAGCTGCGATCAGGCCAGCACGCTCAGGGCTGCCTTATAGAAGGTCAGTCGCTCGGCCAATCCATTCAAACCGCCATTGATACGCCGAGTGATGCCGTTGAAGTCCTTGGCGTCGGCCAGCGCGTTCAGGTTGCGCGAATTCCAGAACCAGGCCGCCGACTTGCACGCCCACTCGGCCTGCTCCAGTAGCTCAGGCGTGCGCAGCAATCGGTCATCGCCGAACAGGGCCTTACTGCAGGCCAGGTAGTTGTCGCGCCCGGTGATCTGGATCAGGCCTCGGCCACGGTACTTCTGGCCGTCGCCGTCAGCCTCGGGCGTGTTTCCAAGGCGCGCAGCCAGCGTCCCGGTGTCGTACTTGCTCAGGTACTGGTCGCCGCCCAGCTCGCGCACGTAGCGGAACTGGCCGGACTCATGGCCGACCTGGGCAATGAAGGCGGCCATGCGTAGGCGCGTGTTGATCTGGTATTTGTCCATGGCCAGCGTGAGCGCCGAGGCGAACACACCGGCCTGCTTGCCTGCATTTGGGATGATCTGCAGCAGTTGCTGCGAGGTGATCGACATACTTTTCTCCAGGCGTAAAAAAGCCCGCGCGTGGCGGGCTTGGTTTCATCACATGCCGTTAACAGTCCGTGCAGCCTTCAAACTCAGGGAGAGTTTTCAGGTGCTCATAGGCCTGAGAGAAGGGGTCGCTCCCTTCAAGGGAGTAAGGCCCGTCACAGCTCACTGAGCGAAACGGCTCCTGCCCAGGGGCGGACCTGAACCAAATACTGAAGCTGACCCCGACCTTGTCAGGAGTGATTGTTGGCAGTTCAACAGTCACGTAGGCCTGCTGAACCGGAATACCTTTGTGCGCTGTATCGATAAGTAGGGCCATTGGGTCAAGTTCTCAAATTGAAGTAAGGGGTTTACAGGCTTACCCGTTAAACAGCGGCGCCGGTATTGTCCACCCAGCCGCCACCGTTCCACCAAATCGGCTTCCCGCCGGCGTTCAGCGTGGTGTCCATGTACATGGCACCAATGTCGGCAACCGTCAGCACTGGCCGGGCGCCTGTGGAGCCGCGCCCCACGTGAGTCATCAGGTTGGTGTATTTGGCGGTGGCCCCGACCATCGCCAGTGGGTGCGTATCGAATCGCCCGTCGACGGAAGTAGACGTACCACCGAACAAGATACGGATCGGGTAACGCTGACTCGCGCCGGCTGTGCCGCCCGTGTTAATGAACGTGGCTTTGACCGCATTCGTCGCGTTGCCTTCGAGGTAGGCGCCGCTTCGCAGGTTGTCGACGGTGAAGACTGAGCCGTTGTTCGAGAAGTTGTTGTTGGTGGCGTACACCCTGTTCTGGCTGGTGGACGATGGGCGAAGCGCGAATCCGCTGGAGCCGTTGTCGCTGCACTCGTTGGCGTGCAATACCGCATCGTCAATTTGATACAGGCCGATGCCCGCATACTGGAAGACGGTGCTCGCATCCTGCGTCCCTGGCACGGTATCAATACCGCAGGCGCGGCAAGCATTGTTCGCCAGTGAAACAAACGAACGGTTGGCGACAATAATCCCTGAGCGCTTACCGTTTGTGCAGACGTTACCGTTTAGTGCGCCCGCAAGTTTCGTGTTGCCGAAGATGGTGTCGCTCGGAATGTTGATCCCGACTCCGCTGAAGTTGTTGACCGTGTTATCACGGACGAGTGCGTCACCGAATACCTGAATGCCATCGCCCGTGATGTTATCCAGGCGGTTGTTGTTGACCATAACTGGCTTGCGGATTTGTGTCTTGATACCGCCACTGGCAAGGCGACCCGCCATTGCAAGGCGACCCGCGCCGGTAATAGTGTTGCGCGCAATGGTGATGCGGTCCGACGAGTTGGCCAACGTGGTTGTTGCGCGGTCGAACGCGTAGATGCCGAACTCGAATGGGTCGATGATCGTGTTGTCGACCACCTGCACATCATAGTTAGGCGGGGCATTTGTCACCCCATCGGTGCCACCGATAACCGTAATACCACCGCACACCACTGCCGACGACGAGCCAGGCATGTTGGTTTTAGCGCCCGCCTGTTCGATTACGTTGCCCGAAACGAGGCAGCCGCGAGCCTGCGCGATAAGGATTGCGTGATATCGCGTAACCGTAAGTTGGTTGTTGATAACCGTAATGCCGGTGTTTACGGCGGCGGCAACGTTGTTTAGCAGCTCACCAATGCCAATGCCGTTGTCGCCAATGTTACGGCCTTGGTTGTCGGCAATTAACCCTTTGTCACACCATTCAACCGCGTATACATAGTTACCTTTTTGGTTGAATGTATCGTCGTTGACGCCATAGTTTCCGATGAACTTGAAGTCTTGCAGGGCTTTGCCCCAGATCATCGTCCCGCGAATGTTGCTGATGCGGTTATACGCAAAGCGAGTACCCTGAGTTCGCGTTGCTGTTGCGCCACCCACAGCAACCGTGCCTTGCGAAACAAATCCATCCCATGCGAAGTCGTGGGCATACGACTCTTCGACCGAGCAGCGCGTGCAGTTATTGAACGAAACTGCAAATGCGTAGTTGGCAGCAAGGCGGCTGCCATCAAGAATCGAGCCGTTGGCCGCTTCGTCGGCTACAAGGTTGCCGTCGAACTCAAAACCGCGAATCTTGATGTCGGTACAGCTACTGAAGCTGAAAATACCGGTAGAACCCTTTTTAACAAGCTTGGCGCCGTTACCGATCAACGTTTTGTTGCTGATTCCGCTTTTGAAAACACTTGATGCGGTAGCAATATCGTTACCAATCTGATAGGCGCCCGGAGGGAAAACGATGTGATTGGCCGCGTCAATTGCCGCCGACACTGCCGCCGCCACGTCCATAGTTCCCAGGCCAGCGCGCACGTTATTGCGCTGGTTCGGTGTCATGTAGTCAAGCACGCTTACGATATCAAGCAGCTTATCCCTAACCGTTCGGCCCACCGCACCCGTGCCGGCCGGCAAGAACCCGACAACTTCAGCCCCTTTTGCCGGGTCGATAATGCTGCCGACATCCTGGCGCAGCGAGTTGTCGCCGTTGGCGATCCACTTGGCGGTGTCAGCGGGGAACGTGGTGGTGGTGAACGGCAGTGATGCGCTTTTTGGTCGGTACAACTCGCCCGAGTAACGAACGATTTGCGTAGTTCGCGTGATCAAAATTCCAGGCGCGTAGTCGACCGGGGTTTCGTAGCCGCTCGACGCCAGAAACGCGTTGAACTGTGTTACCCGATATGCTTGGTCTGCAGTAAAAGTCGTGTCCCGGTAGGCCTTATCAGCAGTGTAAAGGGTATCCCTGGCGTTTTTGTCGGCGGTGTACGTGGTGTCGCGATACGACTTGTCCGCCGCGTATTCGCTTGCACGTGCAGCTTGGGCGGCCGCAAACGCTGCCTCAATCCCCGCCCACGAAAGGCGGTTGACGCCTCTCCGATCCGGGTAAGTGAGCAGCGGGCCCAGGATCAGGTAATCGATGTTCTGCGCGTTGTCGATCAGGTCTTTCGGGTTGGTACTGCCGATCGGGTTGAACGTGGCGTATATGGTCATGCGTTAACTCCAGGCATGCGTAGCCCGATGGGCGAATTGGTTTTTTTGGCGTCCACGGTCATGCCTCCGGCCACTCGCGATTCGCCGCGATGTCGACGATGTTCGAGTGCAGGACGTATTCGGGGGCGTAGATCAGCCAGTCTTTGTCGATGATTGGGCGCTTCAGCAGCTTCAGGACGGCCCTGAAGCGCCAGCGGGAAATCCCAACCAGCGTTGGCCCGCTGTACATGTCTTTGAATCTGGCCTGATAGGTGTCAATGCCGATCGGCGTCTTCAGTGGGCAGTCAAACCACTCAACGCCTTCGTTCAGGGTGTATTGGTGCCAGGCCATGAAAAGCTGCGCCTGGCCGTCGTCCATTTCCCAGGTGACCTCCGGAAAGGTCGGAACATTGCTGAACCTGCGGCGCGATATGATGTTGCCGTTCGCCAGCGGGGTGTGCGCGGCCGGGTCTGTCGTGTTCATGTCGTAGTCGTCGCGCAGCGGGTACGGCAGGCCTTCCGGGTATTGGATCATGTGCCGTCCTTATGGCGCCGTGGCGCTGTCGTAGGTGTAAACGCGCGCGTCATAGGGCATTCCCTTGAGCGCGACATTGCCGTTGGATGGATCGGAGCGCGTGACCAGGACCGGGTAGGCCCACTTCGACGCAGGCCCGATCAGCAACTGAGGGCGCGTCATGTTTCCGCTCATGCTGGTGTCGGGCACGAAGTCGAGATCGGCGATCTGGACGTGGTAACCGTCGATTGCAGTCCCCGTGTAGGGACCCGAGAGAGAGCCATCAGCACGACTGATGCCGACTTTGTAGATCTCAGGTACTGACCAGTCGATCGGCTCTGAAGACTCCAGCAGGAAACCGCCGGTAACCGCCGTAACGCTGACAAGCTCGGCGCTCTGGCATTGCCCTGGGGTATCGCTGGCCACCGCGCAGAAGCTCAGGTAGCCAGAGTTCATGCCGGCCAGTTCGGTTTCCCAGTTGTAGGTGTCTTGGCGGAACTTCTGGTGACCGCGACGACGCATGCCGAACTGGTAGGCGCGATTCCGGTCACCGACGCCGGGAAGCTTGACCTTCTCGACCTTGTTTCCGGCGTCGCCCGGCCAGCGGCACGGCACCGTCTCCCAAGCCCAGGTGATGTTCGAGTAGTACTCGACATCCACGCCATCGACGTCGTTTGGCGAGGTCAGTGGCCCGGCGATGGACAGCTTTTTGGTCATGTTTTGCGGGCTATAGGTCTGCGTCTTCGGGCCGTAGGTGATATCGAAAATCGCCCTCGGCTCGTCGCGCACCAGACTGACCAGGCCGTTCTTGATCGTCAGCTCGGCAAAGCCGCACGCCAGCGCATCGTTGAGGCGATCCTTGGCGGTGCTGCTGTCGTCGATGGTCTCGTCGTAATACTGGCCGGCGGCGTTGAATACCGGGTCCAGCCGATCCCACTCGGCCAGGTCGATGTCGCCGTCTTCATAGCCCAGCGACTTCAGCACATTGAGGCACCAGGGAACGATGCCGCGGGTTGCTACCGGCGCCTGCCAAACCCCGCCAGAACGAACCGGCAGCACGCGGGTTGCCTCCCCGTTGACCTGACTTTCCGCTTGCGCAGACAGCCGATCACCGCCGCGAATCTTGACGGACATAATGGTCATGCCCGGGTAGCTGGTCGGTCGCGTCTGACGCAAGCCACGCAAGCTTTCCCAGGCCGGGCTATCGATCCACTCGCCGCTGTTGGCGCCGCCACCCTTCGGCAGACGCTTGATTCGGCATTCCGGCCGCATCGGGTATGGCAGCGCGATCCGAAAGGTGAAGCCTTGCGCATCTCGCGTGTGGCCGGTGACGGATTGCGTAGTCACGGTCCACGCCCCCGCAACATCCATGTCGCGATACTCGAACTGATGCTGCGAGTAGATCGCGTATTCATCACCCTTTCGACCCAGACCGATCAGTCCATTGTTGAAGGTCACGGTGTACTCGATGTGCGTCACCTTCTCCGCTTCTGGCGAGCACGAGTACGGACCGCGATAGCCACCCTGAAGACTTGATGAATCAAGGCTTACCACACCGTTTACGGTTTCCATGGCGTTGAATCCGATCCACCCGGCATCAACCGAACCCGAAGCGGTGAGACGGTCAACCGTCATGATCGAGGGGCTAAACGCCGTGATCCGGTAGCGCAGGCCGCGCGGCCCGATGGTGGCCAAGCCAGAACCCAGCGCCAGGCCATTAACCGGTGCGCCGCCGTCGTAGTCCAAAGTCATTTGCGCCGGCACTTCAGGCGTGCCGGCACTGGCTGGCGTGCCAGTGGTATTGGTCGGGCTGCTGCCGAGGATGTCGGCGGCGCCGGTGGCAACCATGCTCTCGCCGCCAAAGGTGCCGAACTGAGTGACCAGCAGGAGGCCAGATGAAGCGCTGGCAATGAATGGCGCCGAACCCTTGGCCGTATTGAATGCCGATACCAGGCCGGCAAGGTTGGTCGTTGCCGTTGTCAGGTTGACCGCATACGGCGTGCCGCCCAGCGTCACGGTGACCGACAGCGGCGTCACGTCGAAGTCATAGCGCGCCGGAATGCTCGAGCCGAGAATCGTCGAAGCGGTACCAGCGGTCGGAGGCACGGCTGGCGCATACGGTGTGAAGCTGTTGACGACGTAGTTGCCCGCGTTGGCGCCAGCCACTTCGATGAGCATGCCGGGCACCGGGGCGAGCATTTCCAGTGGGCCTTGCACGATGTCGCGACCCGGTCCGCCGTCGACCACGGTGTACGCATACGGGGCGAGCGCACGGATAACCAAGCCCGTCTCCCAGTCTGTAGGGAAGCTGCCCGCGCCGGCCGGGATCGCAATCGTATCGCCGTTGAACTGATAGGCCGAGGCCGTGGCTGACGGGGTGATGTTGGTCGATACGGTCAATTCCAGCCCTGACGTACCGCTGGAACTGGCACCGACCTCTTTGGCGTTGAACCACAACCACGAGGCGGTATCGGCAGACACGTCAGCGCCGGGCGCGTAGATCGCCACTTGAGCATCGGCGCCCAGGGAGATCAGCGGGGTTTCGCCCACCTTGAGCTTGTTGATGGGCATGTCTACCGCGCCTTCGGAGACGTACAGCAGCATTTCCACCCACTTTTCGCGCGGAGCGGAAAACCAGGTGCGCGGCTCGGCCAGGTACGACGGGTACACTTTCTGGTGCCCGGCGATGTTGCGGATCAGCTCGCCGAGCTTGACCTTGTTGCCCTTGGCGCTGGCTTCATCAAGCGGGCTGCCTTGAGCGACGCCTGAGTTGGACGGCATCCCGGGCATCTTGGGCATGAGCAGCTTCGTCGCGGCAAATGCGGCAACAATCAGCAGGGCGGTGATGGTGAACGGGTCGGAGCCTTTCGGCTCACGCCAAATCTGGACGTTGTCCGACGGCTTGAATTTGACCTTGTGCCAGATCGTAGGGCAGATCATTTCATCGTTGATCGCAACACTGATCGGCTGCACCGGGGCGCGCTGGTAAGCCGACGTCTGCTGCTGTATCCAGGCTTCGATCGTCATCCGCTCGCGAGTCGTGAACGTGGCCAACGGCTGCGAGTCGGCCATTTTGTTGGGGAAGAATTCGATCATCGGTAATACACCACTCGTTGATAACGCAACTCGAAGTCGCGCACGGCGCGAATGCGGGGGCCGCCCGGGTTGGTGTCGAGCACCTTCAGCTGGCCGTCCAGGTACACGACCACGCCGACGTGATCGAGGAACTCGCCAATCAGTGCCGAGGCAATGGCCCCTGGCTCTGGCAGGCACTCTTCCAGGCCGGCACTGATTGCTCGGTAGGCCTTGGTGTTCTCGCGCAACTTGGATCGCCCGACACCGCCCAGCGATGGCAGCAGCGGCAGGCCGAACACTTCGTGCCGAACGGCGTTGACCAGGCCATAGCAGTCGAAAGCCAGTGGACCGCGAGCGCCGTCCCGGTAAGGTGCTGAAAGGTAATCCGCAATATCCTTCATATGAAGATCAGCCCAGGCGCGACGGAGGAATTCAGCTTGTTGCGTGGGAAAGCCGTTCCCAGCAGGTCGAACATGCCGCAGGTCAGCGTGGCCACGTCGTTGGCGTACTGCCGGTTAAGCACCGTCAGCCGATAGCGCTCTGCCGGGTAGGACAGGTTGCTTTCGAGGTATCGGCGCTTCGTTAGCACGATGCGCGCCGATGCTGCGCGCGCCTGCTCGATAGCCGCCTGAACCTTGCCGTCCGTGTTGTCCAGGGCGATGTTCAGGTTCTGGTAACCGCTGTTGTCCTGCACGGGCAGGGCCTCTTCCACCGCCATCTTCAAAAAGACGAGCGTGCGCCCGTCCTCTGTTCCGCAGACGCGATCCTCGTAGCCGGAGCAGATGAGAATCGGCGCCGCCCACGCGGAACAGGTCGCCTCGATCGTGTCGACGAACAGGTCGTTGCCGACCGAGGCGTAGGCGATGTTGATGGGGTTGCTCATTGGGGCTCCATTCAGTCCCTCTGAAGAGACCCTATGTTAACGCATTAGACACCTTGTGACTGCAAGCCGTACTTCTCTTGGTTTACTTGGTGCATTTCTTTCTCGCCGCGGATGTTGGCTACGTAGATGTCGACCACATCCTGCTCGGTGAGCTGCCTGCGATTCATCTGCCCTGCTCGGCTGGCATCCTCGATCAGATTGAACGTAAGCGGCCGCTCAGGCACCGGAACGCCATTGCTGGCCGCCGTCGACGAACCGCTACCACCTGACGCCGAGCGCCCAGCCGACACGTTGCCATTGCGCAGCGCCTCCACCGATGCCACGCCGCCAAACTTGCGAATGTCGGCTTGCGACCAGACGATCTCGCCCTTGTGGACGGTGCCCGCCGGATCGTTCACGCCGCCGGCGCCGGTATAGCCGCCATCGGAGAAGCCGACGCCGGCAATGTTGGCGACGTTGGCCGCGGTGGCCACGCCGACCACGCCGGCAGCGATAAAGTTGAACGGTGGCGGGAATGCTGCGAGCGCCTTCTGGATCGCCAGATAGCCATCGATCGTGGCCTGGGCCATGGCCGCCGCCTTACCGATCGCTGCCAGCTTGCTGTGCCCGGACTGACTCAGAGTGGCCATGATCCCGAAAAAGCTCGACGACTGGTTGATGATCGCCGTGTTTTTGGCCTGCTCGATCTTGGCCCGGTTCTCGGCGGCCTGGTTGTTGATGTTGGCTACGCGCTCGGCATAGGTCTCTTCGTTGATCGCCTTGAGGTCGAGGTAGGCTTTCTGCTTTTCAAGCTCGGTAGCCCTCCACTGATCCAGCCTGGCCGACTCTTCATTGAGCCGAGTGATCTCGCTGTCAGCCCCGCCTATGGATGGATCGAGGCCGGTTGCGGTCGGCGCCTTGCTGACCCCCTCAATAGTCCCAGGCTTCTGCGCGGCATTGAGATTGATGTCGCGGATCTTGATCAGCGTTTCCAGTCGCTTGGCGGCCTCGGTGTTGCCCTGGCGCTCGTACTCCGCCATTTGCGCGGCATCGTCCAAGCTGGACTTCATCCGGTTCGCTTCGCGCAGCTGACCGGTTAGAGTCAGCAGCTTGACCTGGTCATCGTTCGCCTGCTTGATGCCCTTCTGAATCTCGGCCTCACGCTCAAGGCCGGCATTCTTCTTCAGCTGTGCGGTGATCAGATCCTGGCTGGCCAGTAAGGACTTCTGGTCGGCGGTGAGCGTTTTCTTGCTCTTGATATCGGCGAGTTGCTGCTCCCACTTGATCAGCGCCTGCGCCTGCGCGCCGACCTTCTCGGTGGCTATGCCTTGGCCATTGATCGATGCGAGTTGCTGGGTGAGCACGGCATTGGTCTGCCGCGCCGCAGCCAGAACTTTCATGCCGGCGTCTTCGGTGTAAGCCTTGGTCGCCGCTGCCTTGGGCTCTTTGAACTTGTCGCGAATGGCCTTTTCGGACGCATCAGCGTCGGCCTGGGTGATCGTGTAGCCAGCCGCCCGTGCCGCATTGATGCGCTGCTGATCTTCGAGCAGGGCCTTGTTCAGCTTCTGCTCGCGACTGCCGGCCGCCTCGACGCCCTTCTGGAAGTCCTCGTAAGCCTTCTGCCCCTCGCGCTGAATCCTGGCCTTCTCGCCTTCAGCCTTGCCCTGCTCGGCGAGCAGCAACTTCTGCTTTTCAAGGAGGTTGAGGCGCGTCTGCAGGAACCGGGTCGAATCGCTGCCTTCGCCCAGCGTATCGGGGAACATTTTTGCCGCGAAGCTTGTCTTGCGATCCTCAAGCAGCTGCTTGGTATTGGCGATTTGTTCGTCGAGCGACTGCTGACGACCGACACCGAGCATGGCATCCCAGCCGCTTTTCGCTGCGCCAGTTATCGCATTCCAAGCGGTTTCGATGGTGCCAAGGCTCTCCTTGATGGTCTTGGTTCGAGCTTCCAGCGCCTTCGCGTAGGCATCTTGGGCAATTGTCGCCGCCGCTTCCTTCTCGCCCATTTCTTGAGCCGCGCGCACCTGCTCGTAAATAGACGCGGTGAGAAAGTTGTATTTGTCATTGAGCGTGGCCAGCGCCTTGACTGGATCTTCTGCCAGGGAAGCGAATTCGGCGACAGTGGCCGATACCGCCCTGCCGGTTACCTGTTCGAAGCCGATGGCGGCTGTGGCGATCTGCTCAAAGCTGGAACTGGCAATCTTGCCGTTCGATGCCATCAAGGCCAGCGTCTCGGCCGCCTTCCCGGTCGTGCCGACAGTCGCGCTGATGGTGGTTGCCATGCCGGCCAGAGCCAGCGACGACGTGCCGGAGGCGTTTCCGGTGGTGATGATCGCCTGCCGGAAGGCGTCCGCCTCTTGAGAGCCCTGATAGTAGGCCAGGCCCAGCGTGCCGACCGCCGCAGCTGCCACGGTGAACGGGTTGACCAGGCCGAGGACGTATCCGCCCAATGCCTTGGCCGCCGGACCAGCGCCGCCGAACATATCCTTGAGCTGACCGCCTTGCTGCAGGAACACGGTCAGCGGGTTCTGGCCACCCTGGAGCGACACCGCGATGTCAGTGAACTGCGCTGGCACGCCGCGCAGGGCTGCCGCCGTCTGCTTGGCGGTATTGCCGGTGCGGGTCAGCGAGTCATCAAACCTGGTCAGGCCGGCGCGGGTTGCGTTGATCTTGGACTGGTATTCGTCGTAAGTGGAAGTGTCGAGCTTTCCGGTCTTGCGGTGCCTGGCCAGTTCCTGCTCTTGCTTGTCCAGATCGCCGAGGCGGCGCACCACTGGATCGATCTGACCGAGAAGGCGCTCAAGCTCATCCGCTTCATTCTCGATGGACTTGGTGGCCTTTTCGGCGTCCTTGCCCATCTTTTCCATGCCGGCGCCGGCCTTGTTCAGTGCCGGCTGGATACTCAGGCCCGCATCTTCCAGCGCCTCCAGTGCCTTGCGCGTGTCCGCCGCCTTTGCTTCGGCGTCTCGGCTGTCCAGCTCAATGACGAGGCGGGATGTTTGGGCCATTACCTTTCTCCAGGTATAAAAAAACCCGCCGTAGCGGGTCTTGGTAGTTTGTTGACCTTATCGAATGCAGGTCTCGATCTCTTCAGCAACGGCGTTAAGCGAGCGCGCGACATCTTCAGAGCCGCCGCCCATCATCACATGCACGGGACTGTAGCCCGCGTTGACCATAGAGCCGGTATCGAGTTGCGCCTGCTGAATGCCGGCGAACAGGTATTTCCTTTCAGGTCCTGAATTCTTGATCGTCACGGTGTACCGCACGGATCGCGAAACCATGGCGCTTGTATAGCCTGTCTCGCCCTTGGCCACGACGCTGGACTCATCGGGCGCCACGTACTGAATGGCGCCGCCGCCACCCACTTCACGGTTGGTTCCGGCCTGGTAATAGTTGCCCGTGTGCACGCCCAAAAAGGTTTTCGACGAGTCGCTGAGCGATACCGGGTCATTCCTGACGGCGCTGGCGGCGCACACGGCCATCTTTCCGGGTGCCGCCGGGCCTGACCCGCTCACCTCGAATGACTTGAGGTAGTTGCCTTCAAGCCCTGGCTCGCCGTACTTGTACAGATTTTGGGTGCCAGAGGCGCACCCGCCAAGAGTGGCCAACACCAACACAACCGCTGCAATCCTGAACATTCCGTTTCTCCCTTGCGTGATACGGGCAATATAGCATCACGCAAGCACGGCTCATTCTTCCTCTTCTGCCTTGAGGCACAGCGCATCGAGGGTATAGACCACTTCGTCGATCTCACTGCGCGGCATAGCCGGTGGGTGCGCCTCCAGCCAGTCCGAGATTTCCCGGGCCGACAGCGGCAGCGGGAAGGCGCCAGCCATCGACGAGACGAACCGACGGCCGCGGGTGATGTTGCGGAACGTGCTCAGCAGATATCCGGTCATCGGGTCCGTTTCCGGCTCATCCGGGACTGCCATGTTCAGCCGCTGATAGATCAGTCGGCGCTTTTCGGTGTCTCCGCCCCACTCTCGCTCCCACTCGAAGCGGGCAACGACTTTCCCACGGTCTCTGCCAAGGCCTTTTGCGCCTCCACGGCCGACACCGACGCCTCACGCAGGACGAACAGGAAGAACTCGAGGTGGGCATCGAGCATCTGCTCGGCAACCCCGGCGCTGTAAGCCAGCGGGTTACCATCCGCATCCAGCACGCCGGCCCAGTCCTTGACGATGAACTGGCTCAGCAGTCTGCACTGGGTCTGGTGCTCGGTCGTCTCGCCGTCGATCACACCCACGACACCTACGCCAAACTGGGCGTCAGCACTGCGCAGCTTGCGGCGTTCGCGCTCAAGGGCGACCGCGTACTCAGGGTTATCAATTCGTGCCAGCAGCACCTTGGTGTCGTCGTCATAGGCGACCCACTTGGTTTCCGAGGTGTTCTGGTCTTTCTTGGTCAATCGCAAAGCCATGGTCATTCCTCACGCCACGCCGAAAAGGACCGCCCCGGCTGGCGTTGGTGCCGGGGCAGTCAAAGGGGTGAATCGGTGTTACGAGACAGTGATGGTCGCGGTGCCGAGCTTCGTGCCGTCGTACTTGCTGGTCGCGGTGATGACCGCCGAGCCGGATGCCACGCCAGTGACCAGGCCAGTCGAGCTGACGGTCGCCTTGCTCGGGGAACCACTGGTCCAGTTGACGCCTTGCGGGGCGCCGGCCGGAGCCACGGTCGCGGTCAGCTGCTGAGTGCCAGCTACGGCAATGGTCGCAGTGCCCGGGGCCACGCTGACGCTGGTCGGAGCCACGTATGGCGCGCGGGTGATGGTCGGGGCGAGCTTGGCTACGGTGTAGTTCAGCGTCACCTCGATCAGGTCGCGCTTACCACCGCTCGGCAGCTCGCCGTCGACTTCCACCGCCGGGAAACTGAAGGTGTACTTGTTGCCCACGCTGTCGGTGATCGGGAACTCGACCGCAACAGGTTTGCGGGTGAAGGTGTTCTTCCAGATCGACCAGGCCTTCGCCGACCAGGCCAGCGTGATGGTGCCGGTGATGGCCGCCTCGGTGGCAATCTGCGCACCCGGACCCATCTTGTCGGTGCCGATGCAGCGCTGAGCCTGCAGGCCGTTGTCGAGGCTGATGGTCATGGCCGAGACGCAGGCCTGACCTTCCAGCGATGCGCCATCCACCAGGAGCGTGCCGACGTTGCCATTCGACAGGAATGGGGTTGTGGTCGGGGCTGCCGGCGATAGCACAAGCGGCGTGTCGCTGTCGGTGTAGTCCAGGCAGGCCGTGCCGAAAGTGACGGTGATCTTGCCGTCGCTCGGGATGTCCAGGGCGAAGGTCGGGATGTGCACGCCCTTGAACAGAGAGTAAACGCCGACGTCAGCGTAGTTTTTGGCGATGCTGAAGGTGTGACGAACGTCGCCCACGGTCAGCACGTTGCTGGTCCAGTTGCCGTAGAAAGCGGCCTCCAGCAGCTTGTCGAAGCTGCCATAGGACAGTTCGGCAGTCAGGTCGCCGCCGATGTCGGTACTGGTCACGACCGAGCCCTGGCTGATGCGCGAGTCGGTGATCTCGTCGGAGGTCGCCGTGTTGACGGTCGGGGTCATGGCATTACCGGTCAGCCGTAGCGTGTCCCAGGTGCCGGAGCCGGGAGTAACGCCGGGCGTCACCTCGGCAATGATATAGCTGGTTACTTTTGCGCCTGAACTCATTTTTCCACCTTTCTGTGGGCATAAAAAAACCCGCACATGGCGGGTGGGATGGGTGTTGCCGGATCAGCCGGCGCGGAACCGGATGTTTACGTTGATCTGATGGAAGCCCTCGAACTCGAAGCCAGGGGTCTGGCTCGCCTCCAGGCATTCGAGGTCGCCCGATTGCCAGTAGGCAAAGTGCGCTTCGAGCTGATCCGACAGGGTGTTGATCGCATTGATGCCTGTGCCGAGCCGAGCGAAGCATTGGATGCTGATCTGACCAGGCTTGCGGGTGTACGGTTTGTCGGCCATGCCAGCCATGAAGGCCGTTGCGTGCTGGATGTTCAGGCGGCACCACAGGCCGGTAGCCGGTGGCGTGAAGGTCTGCGTGTTCGGGTAGTCGATGCTGGCTTGCGGAAGACCGGCAAAGGCGACCATCCGCGCCTTGATCAGCTTTCCAATGTCGTCATAGGTCATTATCGGTAGGCCTCGCTGACGCCGATCCAGGCCAGGTCATAGACGCCGCCCGGGGCCTGGGTCGAATGCCCAAGTTCGAGCATTTCCGCATACGGCAAATTCGTCTGGATGTAGATCAACGGGTAGTTTCCTGACGCCCTGATCAGCATTGAGCCCCTGGACAGGGTTTCGCTGCCTGATGGGTCGATGTTTTCCGTCACGGTGAAGTCAGGCGCGCCGATGGATACGGTGTGGCTGCCGCGGAAGCGACCACCTACATAGCCCTGCCCTGCCGCCTTCGCATCCACAAAGAAGTTTTCCTTGCGCTCGCGCTGGGTCAGCTTCTTGAACTTCTTCTTGCCGGTGTTAGTTGCGTTGCGGGCATCGACATTGGCGTCATAGGCATCAGCCATGGCCGTGTTCTGCGCGCGCAGCTCGGTGTTGACCTTCCACAGATCAGGGTTGCCGACCGGCGACCGCTGGATGACCTCGCTCAGCATCGCCAAGGCAATGGACTGGACATGCTGAGTCACGTCCTCATCGATCTGGTCGGCGAAGTCGCGCAGGCTGTGGCTCCATCCGGCCTTGGCGTTCATTACGGCCTCCTCAGCTTTATCTGATACGTCGCCGACGCAGGATCAATCTCAACCCCTTTAACCAGGTAGCTGATCGACTTCGTCCGGTCGGCCAGGTCGGGGGCGATGATTGTGTGACCCTCTGCCGGACGATCCGTCACCTCGATGATGATCGCAATCAACTGCAGGTCGCCCGACAGAATGTTGATATTGTCGATGCGCCTGGTTTCGTACTTGGCCAGCACGCCGCGACCGGTGTAGGTCACAGTGACGGCCGTTGTCGTTTCCTCGACCGGGTCCCACACGCCGGGTCCTTGATAGGACCCGGTGAACGCCGACACGGCATCGGCCAGCTTACCGTCGAAGGCCTTGGCCAGCTTGGTCTGAAGCTTGTCCTGTAGGCCCATGCTCAGCCCCTAACCATCGGAATGGAATTTGTGCCGGTGGTCCAGGGATAGATCAGCGCCAGAGCGAAGTTTTCCCCGGAAGACAGCGCGACAGAGCCCTGAACGTAGGTTTCACTGACGGACGTACCGGCGGTGGCCGATACCGTCTCGCTGACCGTCTCGCGGTCGGTGGACTTGTACAGGCCGCCCGTAGAGGCGACCTTTGCAACTTGGGCGCCGGCCTGTTTGATCTCGGCCGGTACTTCGGCGGGGACAGGACGCTTAATCTTGCTGGTCAGCCAGGCGTTGGCCTGCATCACAGACATAACCGGATCACCGGAACCCGCCCAGCCCGACCCCAGCAATGCGTCAACGTCTGCAACAGTGATGAAGTCGGTCATGGGTTACACCTTGGCTTCGGTCTTCTGGCTTGCGCCACCGGACTTTCCGGCCTTGATCGGCTCGGGGTGTTCGTAGTCATCCGGCGCGAACTGGGCATCGATGATCTTGTAACCCTTCTGGCGCAGCTCGGCTTTGCGCTCAGCGGTCACTGGGTGTTTCTCGTAAACGACTTTCTCGTCCATGGTGGACTCCTGGCAGGTGGATCAGGCGACCCGAAGGCCGCCGTCTCGATTACTTGGTAGCGTCACCGATGGTGATAACGCCAGCCGAGGCC